AAGGTTATGACAAATGCAGCTTATACTATTCATACAGATTTAGTTCAAAAGGGGTTTGACCCAGAGTCTGATGACTACTATACTGAAGTTGATAAACAAATGAGGGATAATTTTCCTAATAAGTTTGTTGAAGAACGACCAGTCCAAACTGTTGCCTCAGCGGGGCGTAAACAGCAAGGACGCAGAAAAGTGACACTCACTCGGTCACAAGTAGCAATAGCTAGAAAACTCGGAGTGCCATTAGAAGAATACGCTAAACACGTGAAAGGATAATTATGACTGAAAAAATAGATAGAACTTCACGCAGTTCAAGGGAAACTGTAGAAACAAGAAATAAACCTTGGACTCCACCATCAAGTCTAGATGCACCTCCTGCACCAAAAGGATTCAAGCATCGTTGGATAAGAACTGAAAGCTTAGGTTTTATGGATACAGGTAATGTATCTAAAAAACTTAGAGAAGGTTGGGTGTTCGTAAGAGCAGAAGAAGTAAAAAACCAACTTGGCGATCATGATTATCCAGTGGTTCGAGAAGGACAATATCAGGGGTTAATCGGGGTTGGTGGCCTTGTGTTGGCAAGGATACCTGAAGAAATAGTCGAGCAACGCAAAAAATATTTTGATAATATTACTTCTGATCAAGTAAAATCCGTTGATAACGATATTCTAAGGGAGCAACGTCCCGAGATGCCTGTCAATATTGACAGACAGTCAAGGGTAAGTTTTGGTGGCTCTCGCAAAAAGTGAGAGTTTTTTTGTTAATTATTTTATAAGGAAATAAAATATGGCTAATACTAACGTATCGTTTGGCTTGAGACCTTTATCAAGATTAGGTTCAAGTTACAACACTACTGGTACAACAGAATACAGAATAGCTTATGACAACTCCAATAGAATTTACCAAGGGATGCCTGTAATACCTACTGCGGCTGGAACAATCGATGATTTACAAGCAGCAGCTGGTGGAACAGTTTCTATTTTAGGTGTTTTCTATGGTTGCGAGTATGTTTCTAGTACCACAGGAGAGAGAATTTTCTCAAACAACTGGCCTGGATCTGGAGCTGATAGTAATCACCCAGTAAAGGCTTTCGTATATGACGATCCAATGCAATTATTTGTTATAGCAGCTGATGCTGGTGGAGGTAGTTTTGATACCGAAGCTGAAATAAGAGCAGCAGTATTCTTAAACGTGCAATTGGCAAATGGAAATAGTGGTAATAACACTACTGGTATTTCTACTGCTGTCGCAGATTTAAGTACAGCCGCTGTTACAGCTACTTTTCCTCTACGTATTGTTGGAATTCAAGAAGACCCTGAAAATTCTGATTTTACAGCAGCAGGTATTCCGTTGATCGTACGTATTAATAATCACTTTAATGCACCTAACGGCTCTATAGTCCAAGGTACAGTTTCAACATTAGGAGTATAAAGCATGGCAATATCTAGAGCACAATTAGTAAAAGAGTTAGAACCAGGCTTGAACGCATTATTCGGTTTGGAATATAACAGGTATGAAAATGAACATGCAGAAGTATTTGCAGCAGAATCATCAGACAGAGCTTTTGAAGAAGAAGTAATGTTAAGTGGTTTTGGCTCAGCTCCTGTCAAAGCAGAAGGTGGAGCAGTTCAATTTGATGATGCAAACGAATCTTTCACTGCAAGGTATACACACGAAACCATCGCTATGGCTTTCGCTATTACCGAAGAAGCAATCGAAGATAATTTGTATGACAGATTAGCTGGTAGATACACAAGAGCTTTGGCTAGAAGTATGGCAAATACTAAACAAGTTAAAGCTGCAAATGTTCTTAACAACGCATTCAGCGCATCTTTCACAGGTGGTGATGGTGTATCTTTATGTAATGCAAGTCATCCAATATTAAGTGGTGGCACATTTCAAAATACATTAACCACAGCAGCTGATTTATCAGAAACATCATTAGAGCAGTCATTAATTGACATTGCTGCTTTTGTTGATGAAAGAGGTTTAAAAATTTCTACACAAGGTGTTAAGTTGATAATTCCAAAAGAATTACAATTTACTGCTGAGAGAATTTTAAAATCTCCACAAAGAGTTGGTACAGCTGATAATGATATTAATGCTATGGCTTCTATGGGAATGATTCCTCAAGGTTATAGAATTAATCATTTTTTAACAGATACTGATGCTTTCTTCATTATGACTGATGCTCCTAACGGATTAAAACAATTCGTAAGAAGCCCAATCAAAACTGCTATTGAAGGTGACTTTGATACAGGAAATGTAAGATTTAAAGCAAGAGAGAGATATTCATTTGGATTCTCTGATCCAAGAGGTATTTTTGGCTCACCTGGTGCAGCTTAAAAATCTCTTATAATAAACGAAAAAAGGGGGCTTACATGAGCCCCTTTTTTTATGTATACTATAATTACCAAGATTAACAATGGGTATAGACTGGCTTGGCAGATAACCTAGAAAACTATATCTACAACTAGGAGAAAATTATGGGAACAACAACTTTTTCAGGTCCTATTAAAGCAGGTACTATTAAAGAAACAACTGGAACTACTGTTGGATCAAATATGAAAAATACAGGTCAAGTTGTAATGGCACAAAGCTTTGCAGTTGACTTATCTGGAGGAGCACTTGCTGCAACAGCAACAGATGTAATCATTCCAGCAAACTCACAAATCATTGATTGTATTTTTGACGTAATCACAGCATCTTCAGATGCAACTGACATTAGTATTGGTTTTGTTGGAGGAGCAGCTACTGCTCTTGTTAACGCAGAATCAATTGGTACTACTGCTGGTAGAAAATACCCAACAACTAAAGCAGGAGGAGCTTTAGCTTGGGAAGATATTGGAACGTCTGATCAAAGATTAAACGTGACTAACTCAGCAGCTACTACTGCTGGTGAAGTTAGACTTACTATTTTGTATCAACAAAACACTAACTTTGCATAATAGAGGTATATAATGAACTCAGATATAGGAGCAAAAACTGTAACTAGCACTGGTACTATACAGTCTGGTCGAACACGTTTGCTGTCTATTTATTATGTAGGTCATGCTTCAGCTGGAAGTTTAACTTTTAAAGATGGTGGGGGAAGTGGTACACAAAAACTTGTTATTGCGACACCTGCTGGAAGTGCAGCTGATCAATATCAAGTTGATATGCCTTTAGATGGTATAGTTTTTAAAACTGATATGCACTTGACTATCAGCAACGTAACCTCTGTTACTGTTTTTGTAACACCGATTACTGCTGACACTGATAATGGATAGTTATACAGAAGAACTTATAATGTTAAAAAGGGGAGGCATGCCTCCCCGAAACAAAAAGAATTTTCGTTCTACAAAGTCTGGTGCTGGAATGACACAAGCTGGTGTTATGGCTTATAGAAAGAAAAACCCTGGTTCTAAATTAAAAACTGCTGTTACTGGTAAAGTAAAAAAAGGTAGTAAAGATGCAAAAAGACGTAAATCATTTTGCGCTAGAAGTTTAGGTCAAATGAAGAAATTTCCTAAAGCAGCTAAAAACCCTAATTCAAGATTAAGACAAGCAAGACGTAGATGGAAGTGTTAGATGAAACTATCTGATAATTTTAGCTTACATGAGTTTACAAAATCACAAACGGCTACAAGACACAATATAGATAATACACCAAGTGAAGAAGTAATTGGTAATTTACAATCTCTGTGTTTAGGTGTCTTACAGCCAGTAAGAACGAACTTTCAAAAACCCATGATTATTAGCTCTGGTTTTAGATGTAAAGAATTAAACACAAAAATCGGTGGTAGTTCTACATCACAACATGTATTTGGTCAAGCAGCAGACATTGAAGTGCTAGAGGTAAGTAATTTAGAACTTAGTGATTGGATAAATAAAAATTTAAATTATGATCAATTAATATTAGAGTTTCATAATCCAGATGAAGACCCTCACTCAGGTTGGGTTCATGTGTCGTTTAACTCTGATAATAATAGACATGAATATAAAGAAGCTTATAAAAACGAAGAAGGTAAAACAAGGTATAGATTAAGATAATGGATAATATAACACCAGAGTTAGTTGAAACAGTTCATAACATATCATGGTTTGATGGTATTTGTTATATCGTATTAGGATTGGCAACTTACGCTGCATATAGATGGATAAAAAACAAATGGCGATGAACAGAGGAAGTATGAGACAACAGATTACTAAAGGGCCTATGAAAAAAAAAGTTGGTTTATACAGTAAAGGCAAAAGAATAAGAGTTGTTCAAGGTAATAAAGGTAGACTTGCAAAAAAGAATATAAGAAATAGGTAAGTAGACACAATACAAACAAAAGTTTATAATAATATAAGGAGTTACTATGACTAAATTATGCCCAAGAGGTAAAGCAGCAGCAAAAAGAAAATTTAAGGTTTACCCAAGTGCCTATGCTAATGCTTACGCATCAAAGGTATGTGCGGGAAAAATTAAAGACCCAAGTGGTGTAAAACGAAAAGATTTTAAAGGAAAAAAACCATCTAGCTCTAAAGTAGCAAGTGCTGCTAAAAGAGTTAGAAAAGCCAATAAAGGAGGCGTTATGAAAGTACAAAAAGCAGGATTAGGTTTAATGATGCTTATGAACCATATGAAAAAAGAAGGTAAAAAGAAAGCAAGAGCACAAGCTAGAGAGGGAGAAATGCAAAGTCTGATGGCTGGTAACATGCCACAAGATAAAGCTACAAGTGGTTTAGATTCAGTAGAAACAACTGGTTTAAGTGCAGGTGGTATGACACCTTCAGCTTCAGGTTCTTATATTAAACAAGATATTGATGGAGATGAAAGTTTTACTAATCCATCAACACAAGCTTATTATAAAGGTATGCTTGACTAATGAGTTTAGATAAGTGGTTTAAAGAAAAATGGGTAGACATCGGAAGTAAAAAGAAAGATGGAACTTTTGCAAAGTGTGGTAGAAGCAAACAAAAAGCAGATGCGAAAAGAAAATATCCAAAGTGTGTACCACTTGCAAAAGCTAGAAGAATGAGTGAAGGACAAAGAAAAAGTGCTGTTAAAAGAAAACGATCAAAAGCACAAGGAGTTGGTGGTAAACCAACAAACGTGAGTACATTTACAAAGAAATACTATGGTGGTATGATTAACATAAATTAGGAGATAACTATGGGTGCGGTTAAAGATTTTTTTACAAAAGGAACATTGTTTGGTAAGGAACCAGATGTTATGGCAAGAGACGTTAAACCTGTTAGAGGTAGAGGTGGTGCTGATCAATTTGGTAGAATAATAAAAACGAAATCAGTAAAAGAAAAAAAAGCAGCTAAAAGACAAGCAGGTTTTGATAAGGCTAGAAAATCAGCTGGAATGTCTACTGAAGGAAATATTTCTAAAGCAGGAAAACAAGGAAAAGCTATGCCTGTAGGAACAAGAACAGGAGCTAAACCAAAAGTACAATTTCCAAAAACAACAGGTAGCTATAAAATTAAAAAAGGAGATACTTTAAGTAGTATTGCAAAAGCAAGAGGAACAACTGTTGCTGCAATAATGAAAGCAAATCCAAATATAAAAGACAAAAACAAAATTAGACTTGGTGCTGGACTCAAAGGTGTTCCAGGAGCACAAGGTTCATCTACTATAAAGAATATTGCTGATGCTGGTCCAAAAGGCAAACCAGCTGAAGTAGGAACTAAATACGGAGAACTCTATAAAAACAAAGGTAAAAAGAAAAAGACAACCTCAAAAGCAGAAAGAGGCAAAAGAGACTTTAAAGCTTTAAACTTTTTTAAAACAACAGATAAGCAAAAACAAAGAAGAGCTGATTTAAAAGCAAAGTTTGGTAAAGCTGAAGGTGGTATGGCCTCTATGGATGATTACATGAAAGATTTACTATGAGTGATGAATACACAAGTAGATTACTATTACCAAAAAAAGGGACTATTATTAAACCAGAGATAGCTAAAGAAGAAACAGAATCTGGTGTAAAAAGAGAGTCTGCTCAACTAAAAGTTGGTAAAAAAATATTAGGTCTTGATGTTGTAGGTGAGGTAGGAAAACAAAAACAATCTTATAAAGAACAAAAAGCATCAACAAAAGGTGCTAGTTTAAATATTACAAAAAGATTTGATAAAGATAGAGGTGGTTTTGGTGCAGAATTTTACACAAAAAAGGATAAAAACATAGGTGGGTCAGAAAAGAAAAAAGGTTTTAACGTAGGTTTAACTTATAAATTACCTTTCAATGAGGGTGGCTTAACTCCTAAACAAAAAAAAATAGACGTAGCAGAACCTTTTGGTAAAATTACTGGTGAAGATTTTAAAAAATTGAAAAAAGCTAGTACTGGTGACTTTATGACCTCTAGAGGTGGTAGAGCTGCAATCCGTGGAACAAAGTTTAAAGGTGTATTCTAGGAGGTAATTTTGGCTACATCAGGGACAACTACCTTTGATTTAAACATAGATGACATTATTCAAGAAGCTTATGAAAGATGTGGTGTTCGCACTAACTCTGGCTATGATTTAAAATCTGCAAGAAGAAGTTTAAATATTCTGTTTTCTGAATGGGGAAATAGAGGTGTACATCTTTGGAAAGTAGAGTTAAAAGAACAACAACTTACTGCTGGTACATCAACTTATACTGCACCAACAAATACTAATGATATACTAGAGGCTTATATAAGTACCACTACAGGAACTACATCTTCTACAACAGATGTGGCTTTAACAAAAATTAGTAGAAGTGAATATTCTGCTTTACCTAATAAAGGTAATCAAGGACAACCTAGTCAATATTATGTGGATAGACAAACTACTCCACAAATCACTCTATACCAAACACCTGATGCTAGTACGTATACATATGTTAAATATTATTATTTGAAAAGGATCGAAGATGCAGGTTCATATACTAATCAAGCAGACGTGGTATTTCGATTTATACCCTGTATGGTTGCAGGTCTTGCATATTATCTTGCCATGAAAAGAAACCCGCAACTTGTACAACAAAATAAATTATTATACGAAGATGAATTACAAAGAGCTTTGACTGAAGATGGACAAAGAACTTCTGTATACATTACTCCACAAACTTTTTACCCACAAGGTGTATAATGG